ATGCGTTAGGCTATTACTATGAGGCTTGTTTACTAACCGCCTACACCAACGCTGGCGTAAAAGTTACAAGTACTCAAGATTACATTGTAGGCAATAGACCATCATGGACATTAGATGCGTTTCTTTCCAAGTTAAAAACATTTTGGAATGCACGTTGGTTTATTAAAGGTACTGAGGTTTATTTCGAACGCAAAGACTTGATAGGTCAATTACTATGGGGTTCAACACCTGCAATAGATTTTACAGCGTCGTTGGATAAGGACCAACTAATCGGAAATGTATGTTTTGAATGGAATGGTGAAGGAAAGTTAAGGCGTTTAAACATGAACTACGCAACCGATCCAACGGATGCAATAGGAAATGAGATGCTTAAACGTTTCAATGGGGAATACTTAGAAGCCTCACCGAATTTAAACTTTAAAGAAAGCAGAGAAGTTACAGCGTTAGAGTTTGGCGCACCTGCATTCGTTATGGATGGTCAAGATTCTCTTTACGATGCAAACGTTGTCAACTCTATGGGTGCTGTGCTATCATCATTGCAACTAGAAGGTGTATTGAAAACTCAAGCCGATACAATAGGATTAGCAAAGATATTAATTCATGCAACCGCTAGTGGCAATACGGATGCTAGGACCTACTCGATGCCTTATTCAAGCTATAACTCATTACCAGAGTTTGCGGATGATAGTGGTCCTTTCTTTCCAATTACGTTGAGCGATTTAAAGAACTATAACCCTCAAATGTCGTTTAGTCCAGATGCCGACGCAGTTCAACAAAACCTTTGGGAGTATTGGCAAATCGAAGTCCCTAGTAATTCAAAGAAAACAAACATATCTTTTAATTTTAAACTAAACTATTGTTGTAGATATAACTCATTAGAATTATATCAGTCGGTATTGTTTGAAAATGGGGATAGTGGTGAAATTAACAATATTGAGTTTAATTTTGCGAATCGAGAAATAACAGTAAAAGGAAATCTAATATAATGAATAATCTTTGGGAAAATAGCAACATTCAAGCTAATTGCTTAATATGCAATAATGACGCACCTTTCATCATGCCTTTGAAACGTACCGACTTAGTTGCGTTAAGGTTTCAAATACCATACCAAAACGTAATCAATAATGGCGGTGGCGTTCCTATTGGCGCAAATGTAAGTCTATCACTTACAGACGAAATTGGAAATAATCTGTGTACACTTGGTGCAGCCAATTCGGGTAAGTTCATTCTAGGTGTAACTAACGATGCAACTAACTATATTGCTGAATACCAAATCTATGCGCCTGTTCCATTTAAAGACGAAATAGGCGTGTATTATTCACACTACTACTTAGATGTTACTAAAGGTGATATTGTGTTCATACCCTCACTAGATGTAAACTTCATTTATGGAGTTGACCAATTACCATCGTCGTTAATCGAAGTAAAGGCAGGTAGAATAGTTCGTGCAGGTGATCCATCGACTATCAACGTTACAGACAATGCCACAATTAACGGAACACCTGCAACTCAAGTTTTATTATACTCAAGTACAACTAATTGCGATTTCGAAAACTTTGACTGCTTTAGGTATCGATTAAGGGTTAGTTTCACAACATTGGGTAGTGCTGAGATATACTATACCAAACCATTTAGAATAGAACGTTGCACAGAATCAATACATTTAGAAGCGCAATACCCAAGCGATACCATCGACTGCAATGGGTACAAGCATACATCTAGTTTCAATATATCGAATATAGTAGATTCAAATAGGTTATTTATTCGAATACCAGCCGACATGGAACGTGAACCAAATGAAATTAAGAAGTCGTATAATTCGAAGTGCTACAATTTTAAAGCTGAAAAGATTAAACGCCACCGAATGAAATCCGACCCAATGCCAGAATGGATGGTAGATGAAGTCGAGAATATTTTAATGGCTCAAGAAATAAGCGTTGATAATTTGCCTGTACTTATCGAGGATGCAAGTAATATTTTTCAAAATTCTGACATTAATGGGCAAAATTATCAAAATATTGATTTACCTTTGTCGCAATGCAAGTGTGAAAATGTTTTTGTTTGTTAAAAAATAAGGGTTGCAAGTCCAAATTTTATAACAATTAAAAATAATAATTATGTTTTCAACGTGTAATTCAGCGTGTGTTGGAGAAGTCTTATTAACTAAGACCGACCAGTGCGACGTATATCAACGTTCCGAAGTTCCCGTAAGATTACTTTTATCTCTTTGTGATTTCGATTTCCCAACAGGTGACTATGACGATAACGTTCTAGCAACCGCTATTGAGGGTGCGATAACCGCAGGTGAGATTTCAGTAACACCCGAACTTTCGGAGGTCGCATGGGCAGACCCAACAACAGCTCAAAAAAATTATCGTGCAAGATGCCGACCATCGTCAACGATTAATGTATCAAGACAATTAACAGGTAAGGACTTCAACGCAACAGACAAAGTTTCAGCCGGTACAGCCTCACCTTATCAAGACAGATTATTCTTCCAAAACTTAGTTAAGAATCCTGCAGTAGCAATACGAGGATATGTAACGTGCGATGGTAAGATATATCTATTCTTGAATCCAAACGGAACGTTTGCGTCTTATACCGCTCATTTCTTTACTGGTTTCGATACTGAAATAGATGGTCAAAATGTAGAGTTCAAAAACTATGTGCTTACCTTCAATGGTGATCCTGTTAATTGGACTACTCCATATCTTGACATCATCGAAGCAAGTGCCGAAAGTCAATTAGGTTGGTTATTTTCTTAAATTTAAAAATTCATAAAAAATGAAAAAAATCCTTTTATTAATGATGCTGACATTATCAACAGCAATAGCCTCACAGGCTCAAATTACGTTAATCAGTTCCGTAGATGGAACGGTAACAGACACACTAAGCGATGCTAGTACTATGTACTTTACAACGCCAATCAATGCGTTAGCAAATAGTCAATCGAATATTTATCGTATTCAATTTTCTAATGCTAACATTTCGGGAACTTCAACTTTTAAAGCTATTTACCAAAGTACTATTGATGGTACTAATTGGACTAATATGCATCAAGTTGCAGGTACTAATGGAATTGCGTGTGATACGTTACAAGTTACCGCTGCATCACCTGCATCGTTTATCTTTGCTTCTATGCCTTCAACCACTACTAACGCTGGTAAAGCTAAGAGAATCAGAATTAAGTTTGTAGGTACAGGAACGCAAAAGACGTATATCAGCGGTGTTCAAGCCTATGCAGTTGAAGATTAATTTAATTACTAAAAATCTAAAATGGATATAAATCAATTTATAGCCAAAAGACAAAAGCAAAACACAATGCCTCAATATCCGACCCACAGTCAGGATGTTGAGGCGTGTAATGCTATTCAGATTCATACAACAGGCGCTCGACCTGCATATGAATCAAAACGTGGGTTTATAACACCCGAAACGTATCAAAAGAAATTCGATACATTGTTTCAAACAAGGTTATTAAATCGACACCCAAATGAGAATCCAAGTCATTACAACTGGCGTTTAAGCGTTTATTCTCCAGTTGCTAAAGAAATATTTGATAAATTTATGAGCCTTTGTAAAGGTTCAATATTACAGCCTAACAACTACTCAATAAGCGCTGATGATAGAACGAATGAGTATCTAACAAGCTACAAACTAGATTCAGTCCTTAGTGATATGATAGAGTTTATTAGCGTTAACCCAATAGGCTATATTGGTGTTATATCTAAAGGTGAGATTACACCAAACGAACCAACACGACCGACTATCATTATGATTTCGCCCGAAAACATGATAATGAACGATGGCGAATCAATGGCGTTTATGCATGATGGTAAGTATTGGTTTGTCAATAATGAAATACAAGCGGAGGTTAATATCAAAACAGGCGTATATGTAGAATATACACACAATTTTGGCGAGTTACCGATATGGCGTTATTCAAATAGCTTTTTACAACCTTATCAATTTTGGAGTGATTTGTTGGTCCGTAATATGAACGACGATGAAGCAATGGTTAAACATTATTCATATCCTAAATTGCAAATAGTTGAGCAGGAATGTTCGACGTGTATGGGACAAAAGGTAGTACCAGACTTATCACAACCATACGACGCAAATAATCCATGCACAACCGAATGCAATACTTGTCATGGGCGTGGAACTATTAGTTGGAATCCTGGAGATTTCCTAACGATTAGCGAAGAAACCATTATGAAAAATGGTGGTAATATGTATGACTTAGCGAAGTTCATAACACCCGACGTAGGTATTCCAGAATATCATTTGAAACGATGGCAAACATTCTATGAAAGAGTTGAAAATAGCTTATTCATATCACCGACTAATATAGGTGTTCAAAGTGGTGATGCTAAAAAAGAAGATAGAAAAGACCAATACATATTCCTACAAACTGTATCTAACTTTCTATTCGAGCAAGTAAGAAAGTCAGTAAGATTCATTTCAAAGTATATTAATGTTACGAATGAAGATTATCCTATTTATATCGTACAGCCTAAGCAATTCGATTTAATGAGTGATACTGATTTGGTAAATGAGTTTGCGTTATTACAAACTAAAACAGATGATAGTCAAACATTAGGAGAGTTGAATTTTGTAGTTAATAATAAAATCTTTCGAGATGATTCGGTCCAATTAAAGATTAATGAAGTGATGTATTATACCGATCCATTGTTTGGAGTAAGTGGTATGGCTTTGAAATCGAAAGTATTAAGCGGTATCTATTCAACTCAAGACTTAACAATACATGAAAAAGGGTATAAAATCCTATTAAACATATCCAGAGAACTCACAGAGGATGTTTTTATTGAATCAGATACGAATGTATTAAAAGCGCAATTATTGGCTAGAATTGACGAAATAACACCGCAAGGAGTTTATGGCTAAAAGTATCATAACACAAAATGACTTATTCAAAGAAGATATAGTTAATCGTTTGAGGGATAAAATGCCTTTAATCGAACAACGTGTCCTAGATGATATATTTAAGATCATTGATACTTATAATTCGGCAGGTGGTTTATTCACAGGTGGTGTACTAAATGCGGAACAATTAATAGAACTCTCAAACGTTATTGAGCAGTCATTGGTAAGGAATGGATATGTAACAGACGTTAGAACGTTCATAAGTGATTTTGGTAAGGTAACACTCAATACCGCTCAAATACTTGATAACGTAGGCGGTTATTCGTTCAATAAATTACCACTATCGAGCATTGAGAAAAAATGGCAAAATGCAACCGCCGAAAGTTTATTAAATTCGGGCATCAACGAAAACTTTAAACGACCTATACTAAAAATACTTGATGAAACTATTAGCTATGGGGGTTCTATTGAATCAGCTAAAAAAAGTTTAACAGAATTTGTAGTAGGTGGTAAGGATAAATCGGGCAAACTACATTCATACTTAACCCAAACTGCTAGGGATTCAGTCGGGCAATTACAAGGTCAGCAATTCCAAAGTATATCAGCTAACATTGAAACCGCTGGAGTGCGATATGTAGGTGGGTTATTAAAAGATTCAAGAGGTCAATGTACGCATTGGGTACGCGACTTAAAAGGATTCATAGCATGGGATAAACTAGATGAAGAAATAAGACTAGCTTATAAGAATGAGAAGTTAAAGAAGGTTGATGATGGGATACATAGATGGGGCGGTATGATAAAAGGTACTACTAAGGAAAACTTTGTTGTACGTAGGGGAGGATGGAATTGCACCCATACTGCTATTCCAGTTAGAAAGAAGC